CGCTCTAGCTCTGCTGCTTCAGTAAACGTTGACTGTGCTACCTGTCCAAAGTTTAAAGGCATTAAAGTTTGCCTTGGATCACCGTTGGTCAGAATAGTCTTACCAGCTTTAACGTCAAACTTAACACCACGAGGTAATCTTGTAGCGTCCACACCCATCATAGGATGCGTTGTAAGAGCAAGTGCGTCTATACGAGCACGTAACTCTGCATCAAGTGCCTTTTGTGGGTTGTAGCCCTTCTCTGCTATCCCTCTACCCCAGAATTTATTAGGTACTCTGTCCATTTGAAATGCAACAAAAGGACGATCACCCATGAGGTATGGATTTTCTGTAGCTTTGAGAACAGCATAATCGTTTGCTATGATGACTACGGCTTCTACAAGCTCATCTTCATCATAGTCAAACTGATCGTCTAGGGAACCTTGGCCTCCGTTTAAATATTTCTTAGGCACTCTTCCCCAGTACTCAGTAATCTTTACTTTATCGTCATCGTCTGATCTTGAATAGTTTTCTTCGTCAAATCCTAAGTCTGCTTTGTCGTAACTTCCTATAGGCTTGTCTTCGTATATTCCGTCCCTCATACCTTCTATTATTTCGTACTTAGGTTTAATCACTACTTGAGCAACACCTAGGGCTTCATCTATAGAAGTAGCTGATGGATCAATAGCAAACTCTTTAGGAGTCAAAGGATCAATACGAACTGTAGTCATATCTTCTTCGTATACTACAGTGTCCGTAGTAAGAGTATCAGGTATTGCAGACTCACCTAGTTTTTTTCCTACTTCTTCGTCTACACTTATTTTTGCCACACCTGTGCCATATATAGCTGCATTTAACAATGCTTCGACAATAGCATCTTTTACTTTAGCTCTGTCAAAGTCTTCTTGGAGGTTCATACGAACTACTTTAATGTCCGTTGAGTCTTGATCGTTAACATCGTCACGTATATCAAAGAACTTATCACCGCCAAATATGGCTTCTTCTAGCTCTGCTACAGTAGCTTCAATGGCCTGTTGTGTTGCAGGAGCAACTAATCTTGAGTTTTCAGATGATCTTGTTTTATCTTCAGAAGCCCAAATACCACGCCATATACGATAATATTCATCCCATTTGGCAAGATAATTAGTATTTCTGTGGTCTTCCCACTGTGTAACTTTATCTACAACCCAAGAACTTAAAGAAGCTTGAGGATCGTTATATGCTAATTTAGTATCCAGCGACATCGTCTAATGGTTCCCATTCTTCTAATTCTATTGACTGTGCAAAATCTGCTACAGATACTTGGTCTATGTAGGCTAGTGAGTCAAGTAAGTCATCATGTGCTAAATGGCTAGGGAAATCTAACATCTGAGTTATGAAGTGATGATTCCAATCTGCTTTCCTTAGCTTTATTTTACCATGTTCCATACGTCCTTGTAAAGCCCAAACTATCCTATCTTGCTTTTTTTTACCACCGTGGCTAACATCTGTTATGTTTATCCACCTACCTTGGCTTCTCATTTCGTCCTCAAGATAAGGCATTATGGCATTTTTTAACGCACCTGATTCAATACCTACTGTACTTGCTTCAACATCTTCTGCTACGTATAAAATCTTTTGTGCTGTCTCTTTAATACCCCACCTGCCGTGTAGAATATCTTTTACTAACCACTCATCCCCTACGATCTTAACAATAGATATTGCTGTTTCGTCAAGTTTAGAGGACTTTAATCCTCTTTCTTTATTAGATTTCTCAAACCCTGCCGGATCGACTGATATGACGTAATGACCATGTTTTTGACTTTTGATACTATCGAACTCATCATCATCAACATATTTAATCCACTCCTCTTTAAATATACCACCTGAGAAATTTTCAAAGGTAGCTTCAAATTCCTGTCTAAAAGCCTGAGTACTCATGGTACGCTTGGCTGCTTCTATTTCTGCTGGATCTAGAAAAGTATTATCGGTAGAATTAAACTGAAAAGCATCCCAATCATGTTTGTTTTCTTCTTTTTGTGCATCTACCCAAAGATCGTAGAAGTGATTTTTTCCTGCTGGTGTCCCTATAAATAAAGCTTCACCTTTTACGTCTGCTAAGGTTGGTCTTAGGATCATCTCCCAGACCTCTTGCTTCATTGAAGCGTACTCGTCCATAACAACATAAGCAAGACCCACACCCCTAAGAGTATCGGGACGGTCCGAACCCTTGAGATAAATTTTTCTGTCATTAACCAGAGTAAGTGTCGCAGTATTTTCGTGTGCTGATTTAATGACATCTTTACCTACTTCCTTCAATATAGACCAAAGAATATCCTTAGCTTGTTGAAACGTAGGTGCTACATAAAATACATCTTTAGAGTTACTTTGGAGTGCTTTAATAATCAACACCCATGCTGCTAAGTAACTTTTACCAAATCTTCTACCACAAGAGGCAACTTTAAATCTCTTGGGTGACTTAAATATTTCCATCTGAGCATCATGTAATGTGACTTTAAGTTCTGCCATTACTTTTCTTCTGTGTACTCAGCTTCTATTGTCTTGTAGTCTTCTTCCTCTTCTCTTTCGATTGCCTTAACACCTTCGACTATGATGTTAATACCTAAGTCCTGATGGTCATGTGTAATTTCGACTGCCTTGCTTGTTGGTATGATACGATCCATACACATTTTAAGACAATGCCTATCTCCCTCAAGTGCCATATCGATTACTTTCTGGACTATTTCGGGACCTTTGTTAGACATCAATTCCCTAGATAATTTAGTAAACTTATTTAGGGAACCTTTAGTACGACCATTTGGATTTAAGGGAGGCATCCCTTTATATAAAGCTGGATTACCTCTTTTCTTTTTCTTAACTGGCTCTTCTTTAGAAGAAGACATAAATATTTATTCCTTTTTGCTTTAACCCGTCTTTCAACTAAGTTGATAAAGATAGGAAGACAAATCAATTACTTAAGTGTACTTAAGTGAGTAGTACAAGTTATAAACTTAAATGTTAAACACTTAAAGTTAACCACTTTTGTATTTAAGTGTACTTAAGTAACTCAATATAAGTATATTGTAGCATATTTTCATTCTTAAGTCAATGGGGCCAGTGAAGTTTTTTTAACTTCTTAGGTACATACCGCGATTCTGAGCAAAGTCAAGCCAAAACTAGCTTCTTTTTAATATTTATATAATCTTTTTACTCTTTTGTGACACTTTTGCAACACATTAGACACCCTCCATTACTTACGGACTTTTTAGTAGTCAAGGTCCAAATTGCTTCTCATGTGGTCCTGAGTGTATTACAATAATTATCCCCAGACCACAGGGGTCCCCCCTATGCTTATGTGGCACAAATGTCACACTGTTGTTCTCAGGTAACACACAGGTGTTGCATAAGTGTCACTGTTGCATTAATACCACACAGGTGTTGCATAAGTGTCACATAAGAAGTTGGCATGGTTATTGCATAAGCAACATGTGTGCCAAAAGAATACCAAAGTGTAAAAGTGTATGATTATAGCTATAGACCACATTGGAACAAACAGGCAACTAATGTTCTCATTATGTCCGGTGTATTACAGAGCAAAACATACACTATTATATAGTCTAGGTATCTAGAACACTAAATCAACTAAGAACGTCTTAAAATGCCCTATGAATGATTTAGGTGTTTTTATGCAATTAAATGCAATTAAATGTAATTAAATTCAAATCAGCTATTGCAATCTGTTTAAACATAATGTAAGCTTCAGTCTCGAAGAGTAATTTTAACAATGAGAACAGAACAGGAACATACAAAATGGACATTACAATGACACCTAAAGAATACGCAATTAAAAATGATAGTGAATTTTTGGTTAATAATATTGAGTTAGCTATTAGCCAAAATAATTTACCCGTGGGTATGGACATCGATTACGCTTTATCTGTTTTAGATGAAGCAAAAGCAACTAAAAAAATAGACACCCGCGAGCAATGGCTAAACCGTGCTAAAGACGGTATGATTAAGACGGTGTTTAAACAGGCTGGATATAAAGAAGAAGACTTTCCACAAATTAGGATCACATGCGCACCCATCGGATCACGTAAAACGAAAACAATAGGACAATGCTATAATAATACTTTAAGCGATGATAATACATTCGAGATTGTCATTAGTTCAGAAATAGGTCACGATCAACAATTAGAGGTTATATCGATTCTAGCACATGAAATAATACATGCACTAGTTGGATTAGAGGCGCAACACGGCCCTAAGTTTCGTAAAGTTGCCCTAGCTATAGGCTTAGAGGGTAAATCAATGACAGCAACGGTTGCCGGTGAAGAGTTTAAACAGGCCACTCAAGCATTATTAGTTAAACTAGGCGAATATCCACATGCCAGTATGAAAAGGGGCGAAAAGAAAAAGCAAACAACTCGCATGGTAAAATTAGAATGCGGAGATTGTGGGTTTATTTGTCGAGCTTCACGGTCTGCAATAGAAGCATCGGGAGAACCCACTTGCGGTTGTGGTGGTGAAATGTGGGTTGCTTAAACTCTCTCTATAACCCGTAACAAAAAGGTTGTATTGTGTTTTAAAGCATGATATGACCTTAAGGCGGTAGTAAAACAAATTTTTTAAAAGGGTTTAGATAATGGAATTTATACAATTAAAAGTAGGTCAAATAATCAGAACTAAAAAGGTTGATTTCGAGTTATTTCAGATTATTTCTTTTACGCCTAAAAGAGTTAAAGTTTTTAGATTAGATTACGGCATAAATAGGAAAAATTGGTTTATCAGTCCTGATTCAATAAGTGAAATAATGACAGACTCTGAAATAAAAGAGTTTTACAGAAAAAGAAAAGAAAGTTTAGAGCCTTAAACTCTAAATTTTCCAGGTAAATCAACAGTTTACAAGAAAAGGGTTAAAAATGGAATATATAGAAAGTATTATGTCAATAGTAGCTTTAGTTTATGCTTTTGCTACAATTTTAATTTTAACACGTTTATAGAGGAGTAAAAAAATGTTTAAAATACTTTATGCTAAAAGGAGCGAAATAAACGAATGTACAGGTTGCAATATGTATGCTTGTTTAACTAAAGATGACGTGGTATACGCTTATTTTAAGGACATGGGACAAGTGATGAAAACAGTCAAAGCAATGGTAACGTTAAATAATCGTATAGAAGGAGTTAAAAAATGAATAATAGCGAGTTCTGGTCTTGCATACTATGGATAACCGTGCTAACAAGCTTAATATTAACATCTAATTTTTTTAATGAGTTAATCAAGGAGATATTTTAAAATGAAGGTTTCAAATTACTACAACAAGCAATCAAACAATACATTAGTTGAAAGTTCAAAAGGTGATGTGTGGTTCTCATATAAAACACCAATAGCCTTTAGAACGTCAGAAACTGGGGTTGTCATTAGACAAAATGATTGGTCTGCAACCACTGGTAAACATCTTAACAGCATCGATCCAGACAAGTCCAAAAGAGTTTCTGGTGGTGATTTTATGGAACAATTAGAAAAAGCGGGGTTGAACTAATGTACGATATAGATTATAGATATGTTCGTAAAGATGGCGGGCAGACATGGTGCTACGGTGAAATAGAACCAGACAGCAATTTTGCTGTAACATGTGACGACGAAGACGACGACGGGGTTGTCGCTGATATTGACACTTCTATTTACAACACATGGGACAAAATTTGTCGCTATTTGGAAACTAATTATTCAAATGAAATCGAAGAAATTGAAACTTGCTAAATAAAGGGAGTGTTTAAACAATGTGGAAATATAAAGTTAGCAGGAACAAATGGGAACCTAATCCAGCTATAGCACGTCGAATAAAAAAGTTGGATAAGGTTAACATCGGATCACACGAAGGGCGTGTTAAATTTGGTTATAATTATTTACGATTTGTAAAAGAAGGGAGTGTTTAAACATGGTTAAATTTATAATTGATTGTCCAGACTGCGAGGGAACCGGAGAGGATTTCAGGGAGTACCCTAGCGGTCACGGGCAAGTAATACAGCTAGACGGTGAATGTTTTTGGTGCGGTGGTAGTGGAGATCAAGAGTTGACTGATGCTACTTATTCATGTATAGAGGAAGTCTTGGAGGATTTCCCGATAAGTCAATACGGAACAAGGAGTTTTAAAAATGGGTAAAGTTAAAGATAGGTTATTCGACATTTATGAGTCTCTTTTAGATGAAGGATTGAGTGAGGAGGAAGCTTCAAGATTAGCTTATGAAGTTTTTCAAGATCAAGTTTACGATTTAGTTGACAAGGAGTAATTAGAATGGCAGATTATATAATGATGGCTATGTTTTTAGCATTAATGTTATG